GTATCACCATCACAAAGAACTTATTTTTAAACATCTGTTCCAAACCCAAAATCTGCGTCCGGTTCTTCTTTATCGTGTCTTATATCTTGAAGTAATTTTTTAGTATCTGGATGTACTCTAGTAGAGTTGTAATCTAATCTAGATTCTGATTTTGTGCATACTATTAGATGGTCTGGATTTACACAAGAATTTTGTCCACAAGTTTGATGCACAATATTTCCTAAAGAGATTTCCCCCCTATGATGTAGATAAGAAAACCTATGTGCAGGTATAGATTTCCCTTGATATGAAAACATTCCATATCCCTGTTGTGTTTTTGAAGCCGTCCATGTCCAACATCCACTTCCTGTGTTCTTGTCTATCTTTATTAAAAAGCGTTCAATTTCTTTCATGTTACCTCCGCGTGTACATACGAGTATTTATATCTCACTAAATACTTAAACACAGAGTTTGGGGTTTTTATAAATAATCATAATAACATAACTTTGTATTAATTAACTAATTAGGAGAGATGACATGCCTTTTCAAGTATCGGCCGGCGTAAACACATCTGAGATTGACTTAACAACTATTGTGCCTGGCATTTCTTCCATAGATGCTGGATTTGCAGGAGTATTCAGGTGGGGCCCAGTCAATGATATAACTTTGATTGATTCAGAAGATTTGCTAGTAGAAAGATTTCAATCTCCTGATGCAAACACATTCGGTTCATTTTTAACAGCAGCAAACTTTTTAACGTATTCAAGTGCACTTCATGTTGTAAGAACTTCAAACACAGCAATGAAGAACTCTTCTTCAAGTGGAACTGTTGTTTTAATTTCAAACACATCATTTTATCAAGCAACATTTTCAGAACAAGAAGGATCACCAGTAACAGCTCAAGGTGATTGGGCTGGTAGATATGCTGGGGCTTTAGGAAACAGTCTTAAAGTTTCTCTTTGTGGCCCAACACGAGCCAACCTTGCATCTGGTAATACAGTAGTTGCTTCAAACTCTGATGTAACACTTACAGGAACATTTGCAATTGCAACAAATAAAACTATAACAGGAACTAATACTCTTTTTGGAACAGAACTAAGAGTTGGTGATAGAATTAATATTGATGTTGGTGGAGGAAACACATATAGTTCAGTTATTGACGCAATTACAGGAAATACAGCTGCTACAGTAACGATTGTACCTACATCAGCGATTGATGCAGGGAACACAGCTATTAGGTTGAAGAGATCAGCATTTTCAGAACCAGTAAGAAATATGTTAGGAACAGTTGGAGTAACAGCAAACAGTACAACTGTAACTCAAACTGGAACAACTGATGTTCTTGCAACATCTTTTGATCATCAATTTACAGCTGGTGATATTATCACAATTAACGCAGAAGACAGAAGAGTTGCTACAATAACCAATTCTTCCTCAATAATTGTTTCTACACCGTTCACAAATACTGCAACTGCTCAAACATATTCCAGAGCATGGGAATACGCTGGTCTTTTCGATAAAGAACCAGTAACTACAGAACATTCTGCTGCAAAAGGTGCTCTCTTTGATGAAGTACACATTGCAGTTATTGATGAAGATGGAGAGTGGACAGGAAACAGAGAAACAGGATTAGAACTTTATACTGGTGCTTCAGTCGCAAAAGGTGCAAAATATGAAGATGGTACATCAGCTTATTATGTTGATGTTCTTAATCGTAGGTCAGAATATGTTTGGTGGATGGATCACAACGCAGTAGGTGATGCTTATACAACAGCTGGTGCTTCTGACTCAGCATGGGGAAGTGTTGCAGACGCTGGAGTAAGATTTGCGTCAAGTGCTGGTGATGGTTCGATGGTAGAAACCACAAGTTTATCTGGTGGAGTTGATGGTTCTGCTCCTTCAGACGGAGATAAAATCACTGCATTTAATAAGTTTAGAGATGCAGAAGAAGTGGATATCGGATTACTGATTGGTGGAGAAGCTTCTGCAACAGTCGCACTTCAACTCATTGCAATTGTTGAAGGTAGAAAAGATTGTGTAGCTTTCCTTTCACCAGAACTAGCAGATGTTGTCAATAATGAAGGAAGTGAAGTTGATGATGTTGTTGATTTTAGAAACAATCTAGGGTCTTCTTCTTATGCAGTTCTTGATTCTGGATACAAATATCAATACGACAAGTATAACGATGTTTATCGTTATGTTCCACTCTGTGGAGATACTGCTGGTGTTACTGCTGCTACAGAAGCAAGTAGAGACGCTTGGTTCTCTCCAGCTGGTTTCAATAGAGGAAACTTCAGGAATGTAGTAAAACTTCCTTTCAATCCACGAAAATCTGAAAGAGATCAACTTTATAAACAGAGTATCAATCCTGTAGTAACATTTATGGGTGACGGAACTGTTTTATTTGGTGATAAGACTCTTCTTTCAAAACCTTCTGCCTTTGATAGAATTAATGTACGAAGACTTTTCATTATTCTTGAAAAAGCTATTGCAAGGTTTGCACGAGCACAACTATTTGAATTCAACGATGCTTTCACAAGAGCTCAGTTTGTTTCCGCAGTAGAACCATTCTTGAGAAATGTTCAAGGTCGTGATGGTGTTACAGACTTTAAAGTTGTCTGTGATGGTTCAAATAATACTGGTGATGTAATTGATCGTAACGAATTTATAGGCGACATTTATGTTAAACCAAATCGTTCTATCAACTTTATTCAACTAAACTTTGTTGCGGTTCGTAGCGGAGTTGAGTTTGCAGAAGTAGTTGGTTAAATAAGTAGTATAAATAATAGTATAGATGGGGGAAGACGATGGCATGCGAAGGCAGCACTTGTAAAAAAGACTTCCCCATCACATCTTTAATTTTAGTCATCGGAGGAGAGTAAAAATGGCTTTTTCAATAAACACGTTTAGAAGTAATGCACTAAATAACGCAGGTGCACGAGCTAATCTATTTGATGTCACAATGACAGGAGCAACTGTCGCAGGACTTAATGCTAGTGAATTTACTTTTGCATGTAAAGCTGCACAGATTCCATCTAGTACAGTTGGAGTAGTTGAAGTTCCTTATTTTGGTAGAGTAGTTAAAGTACCTGGCAATAAAACATTTGACAACTGGACAGTTACCATAATAAATGATGAAGGGTTTGAAATTAGAAATGCTATGGAAAAGTGGATAACAGCAATGGGTACTCACGAAGGAAATGTAGCAACGATAAGTGCAGGAGATGGAACTCTTTATGGACAGGCTACTGTAAATCAGTATGCTAAAGCTGGTGGAACAACATTAGAAGCATATAATTTTGTAAATATTTTTCCAATTAATGTGGCTGCAATTGATCTTGGATGGGATACAAACGATGCTATTGAAGAATTTACTGTTGAATTTGCGTATGACTATTGGACACATGGAACAATAGTTACATAAACTTTTATTATTTTATATTATAACTTAAACTAACTAGGGGCCGAGGGGGCACTCGCTCCCTACCTCTTGGAGTAGTATATGGCCGTTGAATTATTTGGTTTTACAATTGGAAGAACACAAAAAGAAAAGGAACAACAAGACCGCGTTTCTTTTACACTCCCTCAATCAGAAGATGGTGCAATAGATGTAGCAGGAACTCCTGGCGGGGCGTATGCTACCTATCTGGATATGGAAGGGTCTGCAAAGAACGAAGCAGACTTAATTCTACGATATAGATCTCTGTCACTCTTTCCAGAAGCTGAAATTGCAATAGACGATATTGTAAACGATGCTGTCGTTTCTGACAGAGAAATGCCCCCTGTATCCCTCAATCTTGCCAATGTTAATATTTCACCAGATATTAAGACAAAGATAGCCGAAAATTTTAAAGATGTATTGAGTTTGTTAAAATTCAATGAAACTGGATTTGATACTTTCCGAAAATGGTATATTGATGGAAGACTATATTACCACATCATAATAGACCCCGAAAATCCCAAAAAAGGTATTCTAGAACTCAGACCAATTGATGCACTCAAGATTAGAAAAGTCCGTCAAATTCTCCCACCAAAAGATCAAAGTGAACCTACTATGATGCCTAGAGTTGAAGAATACTTTGCATTCAACGAAGGTGGTATGGATGGTAAACAGGGCGGTCAAGTAATGAGAGTTGCAGCAGATTCCGTTGCGTACTGCCACTCAGGACTATTGAATGAAGATAAAAAAATGGTTCTGTCGTATCTTCATAAAGCAATCAAACCAATCAATCAATTACGAATGATTGAAGATTCGGTAGTCATCTATCGTATATCAAGAGCACCAGAACGAAGGATTTTCTATATTGATGTTGGTAACCTTCCAAAACAAAAAGCAGAACAGTATCTCAAAGATATCATGACTCGTTACAAAAACAAACTTGTCTATGATGCACAAACTGGTGAAGTGAGAGATGACCGAAAACACCAATCAATGTTGGAAGATTATTGGTTACCACGAAGAGAAGGCGGAAGAGGAACAGAGATTACCACACTTCCAGGCGGAGAAAATCTTGGTGAACTGGCTGATGTTGAATACTTCCAGAAAAAACTCTACAAGTCTCTTAATGTTCCAGTATCAAGACTAGAATCTGAATCTGGGTTTGTTCTGGGACGAGCACAGGAAATATCTAGAGATGAAGTAAAGTTTACAAGATTCATTGAAAGACTTAGAAATAGATTTAATCATCTGTTTAGTTCTTGTCTTGAAAAACAACTAATATTAAAAGGTGTTCTTACATTGAATGATTGGAGAGCAATTTCCCCTCACCTTTTTTATGAATGGCAGTCAGATTCACACTTTGCAGAACTTAAAGAAGCTGAGATGTTGAACGAAAGACTGAATACACTACAGGCTATGAACTATGCTGAGGAAGTCGTTGGAACTTTCTACTCTAAAGAATACATTAGAAAGAGAATTTTAAAACAGACTGATGAAGAAGTTCAGTTGATAGATAGACAAATTGAAGCTGAAGCTGCGGCTGCTCCTCCAGAAGAAGAAGAGGAAGCTTTCATTCCAAAGAAAGGTAGTTTTATGAAAGAAGACATAAAACTAAAAAAAGAGATGAATGACATAATGAAAGGGGTTCTCTCTGAATCGTAGAACTTACTTGATATAAATACAATTAACTACTAATAAAAGGATTAAAAGATGAGCGACTATTCAACCGAAGATATTGTGAAATATTCC